ACTGACAGACCGCTCGGACCAGATACGAATGCGCCTTGACCGTTGGTAACAGTCGATCGCGGCGTGCCATCGCAGAAGTCGCCCAATACTGCGGGCGCTGCAACTACGTTCACTTGTTTCGGGAAGCCCATGTGTTACTCCTGAATATGATTGACTGGATTAGCTGGCGAGGCGACCGGCGCTCGGGAAGGCCTCGGCAAAATCGCTCGACACGACGCCTGCGCTATCCGACGCCATGTGCGACTTGCGCTCTTCGCCCGGTTTCGGCTGAGCCATCAGCACGGCCTTGTAAGCGCTCGGATGCAAGTCCTTGGTGTCGATCTTCAGCGCGCCAAGAGCGGCCTTGTAGACAGCTTCGGCGCTATCCATCGCAACCAGCTTGCCGACGTACGGCTTGACGATTTCTTCGGCTTCCGAGATGCCGCGCAGACGGGCGATCGTCGATGCTTCGACGTCTTTCGCCGTTTCCTTGCGAGCGGCGTCGACTGCCAACTTGATTGCCTTGTCCATCGCGGCCTTATCCATCGGTTTGTCCTTTACTTCTTCGTTGTCATCGGTGGCGCCCGGAATCGGTGCCTTTCCTTCGCCGTTCTTCGGGTCCGCGTTCGCAGCGCCCGGCGTTTGCACGGGCTCATCTGCCGCAGCAGGAGCCGCAGCGGGCGCGCTCAATGCAGCCTGAACTTGCGCGAGGTCTTCATCGCTGATCTTGCCGCGCAGCATCGAGAGGATGGCTTCGCACTTCGGATCGGGTTCGTCGGTAGCGATGTTGTCGTCGTCGTTCGATTCACCGTCCAACTTGTCGAGCAGTTGCACGATGTCGGCGATATCCGCGTCTGCTGCCAGCAGTGGCTTGATCGCGGCCACGATGCCGGGCTTTTTAGCCAGCCAGTTGGATTTCTTCACGCCAGCCAAGATCGAATTGAGATCAATTGCTGAGTCGGCTGCCAGGACAGCCATAAGGGCTCCCTTGGCCATTACCGCTTTTTTGCTAAGGGACTTGCCCATTTTTGAGGCTCCTGTGGATTTGAATACACAACGATTTGCTGCGTCACCAACCATGACGTCTGGACCCGCGCGACCGGCGCTGACCAAGGCGACATGGTTGAATTTGATGTCCCGCATGACGCCGTCGAACTGCGCGCCTTCATATGTTCCCGGCGTCATATCCGCGCGGTAGTAGTAGGCGCTCGACAGTTCTTGTTCGGTGCCGTTCTCGATGTTTCTGATCGACTCTTGAACCGAGATGACCATCGAGTTATCGAGGTACGGCGCGTTGAATGCGGCGGATTCGCCGGTATAGCCAACGACGTTCTTTTGTTTCGGATCGATCGGGCTGACCGGCACGTGCTCATTGAGCACGGGGATCATGTTCGCGGTCTTGACGGCCTTTTTGATCTCTTCGGGATCGCGCAGCAGCATGTAGATGCGCTTCGGTTGCAGCCTGAGCGTCCCGTCCGGATCTGGGATTTCCTCGCCCATGTAAGGACAAACGTTCGCCTTACTGATATGCGTCAGCGCAATATGCAGACGCCCATCATGGTCATACGTGCGGACACTGCCTTTATCGAACGCAAGCAAATTGCGCGACGAGAGCGCGGACACCATTGCTTTGTCCATCGCCATGTCATTGGCCGTCTTCACGCCAAGCGCCATATCCACGACTTCACGCACGCCGGGGTGCAATGGCTCGGGCGGGTTCTTGAGCGATGCCCAGACGAACTTCGTGTGCTCGGACGCGTCAAGTTTCGGCTTGAACTTGTGTCGGATGAATTGTCGGAACGTGATGAAGTCGACTTCAGAGCCACTGTCGTCCTTGCTGGACGTGTCAGCGATCTTTGTGATCTCACCATACGGACGCGATCCGATCTCTTCCTGCGTCTCCCGAACGGCGGTCTGCTCAGGCGTTTCGTCGGCATCGCAGCGGCCGCCGGGCAAATCCCACTCATTCGGATGGTTCGAATCGGGCGAGCGCAGCAGAAACAAGACTTCCTCATCGGGCGTGATGAGCATGATCCCCGCGCCCTTGATGGCTTCGTCTGAGGCAATCTTGGGCATAGGTCTAGGCAATAAAAAAGCCCGCGCAGTGGCGGGCCTTGTTGAATTCGATGGGGCTACTTGACTTCTATTCGGATCCCGCGCAAGCAAACCCACTCGGCGGCATCAAGCGCGCGCTTCGTACCGACGAACGGGCGGTATGCGCGAGCGATAAGCCACGCCGCGGGGATCGTCCACCACGCGAGGCGAACGCTCAGCGTGATTTGCGTGGTCATTAGTTACCGACCGCGATGTTCAGGCCAGACACGCCGGCGAGTGTCGCCGCAGCGAGATACGCGCCACCACTGAGCGTCAGCACGACGTTGTCGCCCGGCATGATTGCAAGGCCGGTGCCGGGCGCGACTGTTACGGTGCTGGTGCCGAGCGCGACAAAAACAACCTGCTGTCCGAGATTCGTGACAACCGCAATCGTCGGCGTGCCCGTGGTCGGGAAAGCCACGTTCCCACCGGCCGCCGTCGCCTGAAACGGAATCGCCGCGGTAGGCGCGAATGAGGACAGTGCAATTGCCATTTTCGAATGCCTGTAATATTAGATGCTATGGAACAGATCCCCGGTCGCCACGAGGCGCTTTGCCGCGCCTATACGATGCGCTCCCTTCGAGATGAAGGGGCACAACTGGCTGCGATCGCACGGATGTTCGGGTATTCAGTCAGCAGTGTGGAAATCTTGATTGCGTGGCACGAGAGCCTGTTTCCGGTCATTCCGGACCGGGACCATGTGCTCCCGGTCGATCCGCTGCGCGACTACAAGGTGATCAGGCCGCCGTAGGCCGCTCAGCTACCATCATCATAGAAAGCTGCTTGCAACAATGCTGGCAGGTCGTCCAGTAAAAGTGGTCAAAGACCCCGGGCATCGGGATAACGCACCCGCAGGACTGGCGCTGCTTCCGGATAGCCCATTGCGCAAACATGCCGCCGACTGCTTCGTCAACAAGCCCGTCTAGATCGTCCATCTCAATCCTCCAATCCCGGTATGACCGACCGCGCCACACACCGACAATTAATCAACTGACCCGGCCAGATGTAATCGCCGTCAATCAGCATTCCTTTGCTGATGTCGTAAATCTTTCCGTCTGCCGCTTGATGCGACTTACGCGGCTCGCGCCCGCCGTGGCTGTGAAGCCATTTCGCGTGCGTGATGCCAAGAGACTGCTGACGCACGCGGGTAATCGTCGCGGTCGCCTTGTTATTCTGGTCTCGGGCGATCAAAGCGGCACGACGTTTGGTGACTCCGAACCGCTCATGCAATTCAGCGGACAGAGTAGACAGATCACGGCCAGCGCTAACCGACCGCATCACAAGCCCTTCGACCTGCGTTAGGTGCTCACTAGCAATCGACTTAATCAACCCAACGTTTTCACCAAGCGTAGCCTGCAGCACGTCGTTCGCCTCGCGCGTCAGTTTGAAGTCGACGGTGAAGCCAGCCTTCTTGAGTATGGCCTGTAGCGAGCCATCCGCGCGCTTGAACGCGTTCTCGGCGAAGTATCTCGCCAGCTCGGGCGCTGCGTCGTCAAAACGCTTCTGCCAGTAGGTCGACAACTTCTTCATGGCCGAACGCAAGGCCATCGCTGGGCTAGCATCGTGAGCCATCTCGGGCTCATTCGCTCGATACACTGCAGTCAACCAATACAGCAACGAACGGTTCATCGCTTCCACAAGCGCGTCAAGACGCTTCCGATAAGCTGCCTCTAACCCCTGATTCGGATGGGCGGGGCCGAGCACAATCGGCTTCTTACTAGGAGCGCGTATTTTCATGACTAGTCGCCATAAGACACGCGCACAACGATCGGATCGCCAGGAGATTTAGGCGGGATCGTGCCCATTACCTTCATCTTTGCATTGCGCGGGAGAAGAACCTCCTTCTCATGCGTGTTGCGCGAGTGTTCCGTCATATCGATTCCGGTTGCGTTTGCACCCGTCTCGATCTTAAGAACCACACCGCCCAAGCCGATCATGCCAGCCACGCTGGACGATTTCGATGTTGAAGCAAATGCCGGATCAGAAACTGTCATCCCTCGCGTGATCTGCCCGCCTGGAAATAACTTCTTTGCAGATTCGCGAGACATGCCGCGATAGAGCGTCGTTCCGCTTGTCAGTGGGCTCTTCTCGATCGCGCTATCCAATCGCTGTACGGACGGATCGCTATCGTTGCCTTCGCGCAATTCGGAATTGATCCGTAGAAAGTCGTCACCCGAATAAGATGAAAGAGTCGACTTCTCGTTGCTCGTTAGTTTTTTTTTACCCGATGATGAGCCACCAGAACCGAACTCGCCATTCTCGGCGCGGGTATGCTTGCCCTCTTCCCAGTCGGCATCGAGCGCGAAACTATCCATCGCCGCGCCACCGCTACTGCCCGGGTCTGCTTGCGGCTGCTGCTCCAGGGGATCTAGCCCTTCTTCGTTCGGGCCAGGCTGGCCATTGTGCGTGACAGGCTCAGGGAGATCACGGTTCAGATCGATGCCGCTGTACGGAGAGTCTTCCTCGCCAGCAATGCGCGCGCGCACTTCTTCCGGGAACAAGACGCCGGAATCGATATGAACCTGATCAGTTTCGGCCTCGGCCTTACGGATATTCGCCTTGTCCAGTTCGGACGTGACCTTCAGCGGATTCCATATGAACCCAATCTCTGGGTCAATTTCACCGAATTTGGACAGTTGAACCAGATTCAGGATCTTCGACAGCGCTGGTGTATATACCTCTTGATTCGCCGCGGTCGTATCTTGGAACACCTCAATTTCCCCTTGCGAGGATGCATTGAGGCCGGCGGGCGTGATACCCGTCAGATACACAAGCGGCAAGCCAGACGGGGCACACTGCTGCTCTTGTGATTGCGCCTGTAGCTTATCCAGCCCAGCGAGCGACGCCGAGATGTTGCTGAAATCCTCAGTGTCCTTGTCGATTGCCATGACGCCGTGATTGTCGCGGCCCATGTTGAATACTTGCAGACGGCGAAACAGGTTCTCAGCGCCACCCCCATTGAGTACTTGCGCCATGTTCGTCTTGAGCGTCCAGACCGTGAAGGCATGGATCAAGTCAGAGACGGACTGCCGCGTGCGAAGCCAGTTGTCGACATACGGCTTCATCATCTGCGACAGCGACAGGCCGGAGAAGGCATAGGCCGGCTTCAGGATGTCGGGAACGTCGCGCGTGATAATCGTCAGGAGGCGACTGGAATGAATCTCCTTGCCCATCACAAACCATGAAATCGGCTTGTAGAACGTAGGGTCAAGCGGGTCGTTCGCGTTATACCGGTTCGGATAGCTCCAGATCGGCTCGATAACCGTCAGGCGCTTAAGGGAATCCAACCCGACCTTATCTTTGGACTCGACCAGTTCCGACTTCAACTCATCGGTATCGAGTTGATCCGACGTCATGCCCATGTCGACGAAGATCTGCGACCGGCCGAACTTGCCGTCCTGCTCGATGGCCTCGCGGAACACGGCCTGCACATTGAGACGCTTGAACTCAGCCTCGATGACCTTGATCTTTTCGGACTTGTCTTCCTCGCCCGTTGCCTGGATCTTGATCCACTTGCGCGTCATTTCCCGCGCATAGGTCTCAGCAGGCCGGCGGAACTCGGGGATTTGCGCCCAATCTGCGAGCACAGTGAACCCGGGCCACGCATATCCCTGATTGAATATCTCGTTGACGTTGCCGAGATTGCCAACGGAGTTGTAATCGAAGCCGGCGTCCATCGCCAGCGTCTTGCCCGTCATGCCTTTGGGCAGAACTCCCTTGGGAGGCTCATATGGGCGGAACATCTCAGCGTAAGCGCGCTTCTCTGCCCGAGTAGGCTTCGCGCGCATCAGCAGCTCGGCCTCAACTGAGATGCGCATATCTGCAGGCTTCGCCGGTTCGACCGGGGGCGTCGCGCGCCTCTCGGCCATTTGAACCCGTTTGCGTTGCTTGCGCGTCATCTGCGGCCTGAGTTTGCGAATTGTTTTAGAACGTCATCGGCGATGACCATTGGCTCAACGCCCGGAGCGAACGCCATAACGAAGGCATCCGCTAAGTTGGGCGACGGAACCGGCCCACCTTCGCGCGTCGACTTGGCAAGGTCTTTCTTGCTCTCGACTTTCACCTTGCCGTTGTTGTCGTAGTCGCGCTTGGGCGTCGCCAGCTCATCGATCAACTGGTCAAGATACGGCGTATCGCTAGCTATGCTGATCAACTGGTCGTCGGCAAACTTATCGCCGCGACGCACCGCGTTGTATGTATTACGGAACCGATCAGCCACAAGCCACCACGCCTGCGCCTTCAAGTTCAGGAACATGTCCTTGTTCTTGGTTTTCGGCTGATACTCCGCCTCGGGCTGAAACACCCCTGCGCCAGCATTGAACTTCTGATATTGAATGCGCCCATCGGTGATGGTGTCGTTTAGCTCGCCAAACTTGGCACCAGCACTCGCACCAACGCCGATCGAATCATAGGTAACGGAGGCCGATCGTTCTCGGGCAACATTCCAAACCCGCGTACAAGACTTCAGCAGCTCGTCCTCGGCAGCCTTCCAGAGATCAGCCCACTGAGCGACTGAACCATGCGCATAGATCGTCGCGCACTTGTCGGCGCCAGAATCAGCGATGTCATAGCCGATCCGCTTGCGCCCACTCGGCTCGAACTTCAGGACCTTGTGCGCATCGACTGCGGCCATGATCCATGATCGCTTGATAATCGCATCATCATCATTGTCTTTCGGGACGCCGAGATAGATGTGTGCGAATTCGTCTTCGTCTTCTTCTTTAGCCGCCGCAATGACATCCAGCATTGTCTGCGACAGAAAATGATTCTCGTCGTAGTTGATGCGCCGGACCAGCGTCCCGGGTGGCGGCTTCAAAACAAACCGCTTATAGGCAAAATCCGTCGACAGGCGCGGATTGAAAACCACCCATACCTGCGACCCTTGCTTGCGGATCGTCGCCTCAAGAATTTTCCACTGTTCCGCGGTGAGGTTGTGCCCCTCCTCTATCCACAGAACATCAATTCCTTCGAGCGACTTGATTTCATCAATCGAGCGCCACAAGCCATAGAACAGAAACTCTGCACCCGTCTTGCGCCCGATAATCTTGTTGTCAAGAACGCGGAACTGGCTCGCCAATCCAAAGCGGTCAATCTGATTCTTGAGGAGCGTATAGACCGATTCCTCGATCTTGTTCTGAAACTGCCGAACGCACAGAAAGCGCAGCTTGGCATTGCTAGCCAGATATGTCGCGTAACCCGCCGCATCCCATGACTTGGAGGATGCACGCCCTCCATACAGAACGCGGTTCCGGACTGGCCTGTCACCGACTATCTTTGCGGCCCAGAAGGCTCTCAGGACCGGGTTGAGCGTTGGTCGGTCAGGTTGCTCCATAGAAATGGTCAAGGCTGGTCGGCACCTCTTCTCCGGGGTTACCTTGTTCTGCGGTCAGGCCGTAAGCTTCGCGCTCCAATGACACGAGCGTTTTCAGCGTCTCAGCCAGCTTCTTCATGCTGTCGACGCGGCCGGCGCTCGATATGACTTTGTTGTACAGATCGTTGCGCTTGTCGTTCCCACGCTCATCTGGCGACCGGAGCATTTCACCAAGCTCGTCGAACAGTTCGCGACTGCCAGTGACGATCTCTAACTCTTCCAACAGAGCCATCGCCAAGCGACGCGAGCGTGCAATATCCTTTCGATGCGACAGTCTGATGCCCGCGATTACCTCCGCGTTTGCCTCGACAATCGCCCTATCGGTAGCCACTGAATCCGTGGATACCAGAGTGGATACCTCGCGCTTGGATACCAGCGCCTCAGCCTTTGCCTGTATGCGTGCGGTGAGATTCCTTTCCCACCCGTCGCGGATCTTTCGCTTGTTGATTGCGCCATGCGTGATGCCATGTGCGGCTGCTATCTCCCGAACCGACAGCAAGCCAGCCCGGTAGTCAGCTT